CAACCGGTGGCGGGCCTGGGTATCAGCCAGGCTTTCACTTTGATTTATTTGTGATCCACGCGGGGAGTGCTACTTTGGACAGAGGCAGAACTAGAAGCGAACCACGGCCGAAACGGACGGACGTGTTGCTCGACAACAGGCGGCAAAGGACAAATTTCAGGAGTCTTGTTCTCGTCCAAACACACGGGTTGGTAAGACAGGGAATCTTCAATGGCGGCGAGGCGCTTCAGAACCAGGGCGAGGTGCTCCGATTCGCCTAAATTTGTGTGATTGATCTCCGCAGGGATGGCGATGATGAAGAGATCAGTGAAGCCATTAGACACGCCGAGAGCCGTGACGGTGACGGCATTCGATGAAGTGGTGCCGGGAGCGGAGACATCAATGATCATGGTAGTGCCGCCAAGAGTGCCTTGCGTGTAAGGAAGCGTAGTTTGGGCAGTCTCAGCAAAGTAAGACACGGCGGTGAGATTGAATCCCAAGCCAAAGGTAGGGGCAGCGGAAAGGCCAGTGGCGTTGGTGAGTGCGTAGCGGACATAATACCGGCCGGTGAATGGCAAGAAGAAAGAGGTGGCGGTGGGCGGGGGAATGGACAAGGTGTTCACGTCATCATCGACACGCTCCCCGTCGGCGCCAAGGGGGTGCGCGGCGGCGGCGGAAGAGCCGGACATGTGGTAGAAGGCACCAGCGCCAGTTTCATCCAACCGTGGTTTGCGGAGTATGACACGGTAATGGACCCATAATTCACCGATAACGGCGGCGGCTTGCATGCCCTCAGTGGCGATCTGGAATTTGGCGAGGTCATACAGATGCTGGTCTTGATTGCTAGGGACGGCATCAGAACGGATGTAGAGCTGTGGCAAGGGCGTGCGCTGGGGGGTGACGTCCAGACCATGGACTTGACTGATGCTCGGCCGCTCAGAAAGGACGCCGCGGGTCACCTCCATTTGTTGTTTGCTGGTGAAGTCCGCTTCACAGCAATTGTAGTTAGTAGCGGTGACGACGGAGCCGAGTGCGGTGTTGGTCGAGTTTAGGGCGTCGGAGCTGCGAGAGCCGAACTTGAACTCACAGTAGTCGAATTGATATTCCTGCCAATTTCGAGCAATCTTGGACAGGAAGGGGAAAGTGGCGGATAGTCCTGGATTGACAAGGTAAGCGGTGTTCTCAAACTCAGTGGAGCCAGAGACTGGTCCGAGGTATTCCTTGTGTTCAAAGACGAGGTCACCGGGGTCGGTGGCTGACGCGGATCGGGAGGAAAAACGGCTGCCGCCCATAGCGCGGCGACGGTTGAGGCCGAAGAAATTGCCGATCGCGTCGCCGATAGTGCCAGCGACACCGCCGAGACCGGGGACGAGGAAGTCGGCTGCGCCACGGGCGATGGTACCGACGATGTTGCCACCTCGAGATGGGGCAGGGGCGGGAGCGGGAGCCACGACGATCGGCTGGACGGGACGTGGGGCGCGAGGTGGACGTGGTCCACGACGACGGGCTGGGCGGACGAGGAGCGATCGGACGGCCATTCGAGCCGCACGAACAGGTAACTGGCGGCGCGAGGAGCGTCCATTGCGCCGGCCGGTGCGTCTGGACATGCAGGAAACGGGAGGGACAGGGAGAAATGTGGGAGAGCGGGTGTTGAAAATGCCAATCCGGGTATATTTAACGGCCCCCCGGAGGGCCACGAAACTAGACATTGGCAGGTAGTTTAACGCCGTGCCCAGGGCGCTTAGAAAAGAGGCTCCTCGTTCTCATCCTCAATGGCCTCAAGATCCAGCATCTGACGGAAGGGAGCGAAATTGAGCTCGGCGGGCAAACTCTTGATGGAGTCGAGCAGTTTCTCGTATTGTAGCTCATGCTCGCGTGTGAGGCCATACAACTCGTGGATCATGAGCCAAGTTTCATCAGTGGCTTCGGCAGGGGTGGTCGTAGGCACCCAGTCAGCGTACTTCCTGTTTTCCCACTTGACCGGGACCACGCCGTCGGTGAGTTGCGTCATCCGCCGCCAGTACGTGCGCAAGAAAGGGACAAACCGGCATTGGGGGAGGCGGCCAAGACTCTCGGCCCGAGCAACCTGGCGGAGAAATCGCTCGTCCTGCCGCGGCAAGTCTATGAACCACCCTTGGCGCGCGACCCAGCGGCCTGGTTTGGGGCCGAGGATGGTGCCGGCAGTGGTCGGCCAGAACAGACCGCTACAGAAGGAAGCACGATACTTGGCGTACGGCCCAGTGTGGCTCTTTGGTTTGTAGTCAAAGCCAAGGTTAGCGCTGATGCGGCGCCAGAAAGCAGGGTCGGGAAGGTTTTCACCGCGCAGGAGACTGTCATCGCCAGAGAACATACCGCGCGCGTCCGATGCAGCCATGGCTCGTGTGGCATCAAGCAACTTTGGAGTGACGCGCTCTCTCGCTTGTTCGTGCACAAGCTCCTGGAGAATGACGGGTTGAACAGGGCGGAAAGGCACGAGATCGCGCGCGAGGGGGCGCTCATGGGCCCACCAAATGTCGAAGGCACGCGCACATTCTATGCAGTGGGGGAAAGGAGTGTTGGGTAGCTCGCAAAATATGCAGGAGTCACGGTGGTGCCAGAGCGCGATGGTGAAGGTCTTGCGGCTAATGTTGCTCGCGGTGTTAGCGCTATAAGTGTCAAGGTTGCCACTGTGGACCGGCCAGTAGCGAGTGATAAGCGCATACCAAGCCTTGACGAAGCCGGTGGTGGGCCCAGCCATCCACTGGACGTCCATGATGTTGGGCCCGGAAACGACATCTTCCATTGTTTCGTAGACCATTTCCTGTGGATTTGAAACGCCTTCCTCGCCGCAGTTGTGCACGTCGAAATTAGAATCGTCGCCTTCCTCGTAGGTGTGATTGGAATGGGCCTCATGTGAATGGTATCGACCCATCTCCTCAGGCGACGCGCCGCAAGGAACGCACCAGGGTTTGTCGAGATTGGGATGGAGCCACCGCTTCATGTGGTTCTGGAAACCCATGACCTTGTGGACCACTGCAAGGTGATGGGCAGCTTTGGTGGTCTGAATGCCGCGGGGCCGGTTGCCAGTCCAGCCGCTGGCAGTGATCTTGGTGTAGAGTTCGCGCTTCATGAAGATGCCGCGGGCAAAGGCGTTGGCTGGCAACCCAAATTGAAGAAACCAAAGCTCTAAGTGGAGCTGGCGTTGCATGTTGGCGTTGTACTTTGAAATCCAATCGAGCGGCCGCGCAGGCTCACCAGCATGATGCGGGCCAAACATGACGGCTGAGTTCTCGCGGTGCCAATAGTGCCACACGTTCATGAGGGTCTGGGAGAACAAGGGCATGGTGCGGAACCGGGGCAACAACATGCGCCGCTTGATCATGGCGAGATAACTGGCGTGGCTCCGGTCGTAGCAAGCGGGCATGACACTCATGGTGTTGACGATGCCATAGACGGTGATGGGTCGCTCAGGCTTGGGCAGGGGGGCGCGTTCCCGAATAATAAGTTGCGCGTCACGGTCGATAGGGAGAGCCTCAAGCTCAGCCTCCCCAGACACGGGAGGAAAAGTGGGCAGACGGGGAATGCCAATGAGCTCGCGTACGCGTGTCTCAGTAGGCGCGACGCGCTGGGCTTCGTACTGCTCTTCGAAGTCCCGGGCTAAACGGAAAACAGGCCGGACGGGGGTACGCCAACCACGCATGAGCGCACTTCGTACATTGGACAGGGCCCACCCGAGGTTTCCAGTGTCGTAGAGAGCGTGAGTGAAAGCGACCGAACAAATGGCGGCAGCGGGCCGCCTAAGCACTCGGGGAGCGAAGCAGGCGGCAAGGCCGGCAAGACCAGCGATAAGGAGTGAAAGCCAAGGAAACTTAGGAATGAATGCGTTCTTGAGCAGGTCATTGTACGCGCCAATAGCTCGAGCGTGGCTTTGGATGGTCGTGAGAGCGTCAACGCCAGATTTAAGATCAATGACCGTGAGAGCGACAAGCGGCGCAACAGACTCCGCAAGAATAGGCTCAGGAAGGTCCGTGTCCTTGAGTGCACGGCGCGCCTCACCGGACAACTGAGACACGAGATCGTTCGTTCGGGGGCGGAGACCGGCCCAAGCGCGCAAGCGGTGATAGGCGGCAGAAGGAACAGCATATCGGCGGCCACCCAAAGTCGTTCCAATGTAATCATGGCCGAGCTGCATAAGAGTAGTG